AAGCACGAATTGACGAAATACGCGCACCTGATGAACGCAAACGATGTGCTGCTTTACACGCACAGCGGACACGGCACGTATCACGATTATCAGGGCACGCGCGCAACAGGCGTATGTGCGTATGATGGTGTCTTTTGGGACTTCCAACTATTTCCATTTTGGAAACAGTTTAGATCGGGCACGCGGATTGTCCGGTTAATTGATACCTGCTATTCTGAATCCAGCTTCAGGACTGCACAGCCATTAGGCCGAACGCGTTTTATTCAGATGCCCAAAGCGCCTGTAATAAAGCCGACAACCAACAAGATGGCCGAAGTTCGATGCAGTATCATATCTGTGAGCAGCAGCACGGTAAAGCAACCGTCCTATGAGAACGACCGGGGCGGCGTGTTCACATTGGCGCTGGAGGAGCTTTTCAAGCAAGACGCTATACCAACCTACAACGAACTGCATAAGTTCGCCACAGGGCAAATAAGCGCGTGGAAATACCCACAGACACCACGACTGGAAGCGCACAATGCCGGACAGTATAAGGCAAAGAAGTTTTTAACCTGAAATAAAGCCAAATGCCATTAGCCGAATTGCCAAATTCCAAAAATCTACCCTATTGGGTTATATTTTGCCTGTGCGCTGCAATTGGGGTGCTGTATGGCAGGATAGTGGAAATTGAACGCGACTGTGACACGGCGTTACAGCAGGAGCGCGAATATTGGGAGCGAAGATTTACAGCAGAGCGAGAGAACAACGAAAAAATCAGAAATGAAATGCTGCAATTCGTAAGCGAACAGCGCGCAAAGTATGACGAATTATTAACCAAAGTTCGCACGCAATGAAATACATACTTCTTTCCACTTTGTTCGCTTTCGTTCTTTCGTTTTTCATAACGAATTGCGCGAAAGAAAATTACAGGCATCCGACCGATCCACACGCAGACGATTACGCGAATGTTTACGCGAATGAACGCACGAACAGACGCAATGACGAACAGGCGCAAATATTCAGCACACCGGAGATACGCGCAATCGCGGAGCAGGCAGACAGCGCGAATGATGCCATGCGCGCACGTATTGCGCTGGAGCTTCGCAAAGCAAAAATGAACAAACAGGCAGGCGCGTGTAGTGCGACCTGTGACACATCATTAACACAGTAAATCACGACATCATGTCAAAAACTAAATTCGATCCAAAATCGCCCGGATTCATCGCATCCATCACCTATGCCATCCTGGCAGCCTTCGCAGCCACAGGCATTGAGTTTCCCAAAGACCCGTCTGTAATTGCGGGCGATTTTGAAACCACGCTTTCATCCGGTGGCATCTTTGCCGTCACGGGCCTGCTGGTTTCAGCCATCGTGTTCCCGATATGGAATTTCACGAAGAAAGGCGGGAAGATCAACGCAAAGTTGATTCTATCAAACACTACTTTTTGGGTGTCACTTGTTACTGCTATTTTAGGCTTTGCAGCGCTTTACGGATTCACCGTACCGGATGGCACAGCCGAACAGATTGTATCTGCCTTATACGCCAAAGATTGGGGCGTACTGCTTTCGGTGCTGGCAATTAACATCCTCAATCCGTTTATCCGCTTCCTGAAGGATGTAAAAAATATTGAGCCTGCCGAAGGGTAGGTTAAAGGCACTTGATGCGTGTTTTTGATGATGAACGACAGGCCCGCCTGTGACAGCATGGGCGGGAACTGTTTTCTATCAATCGAAAAGGCGTATCTTTGTCCGACACAAATAAGAATGAGAAACAAGAAACCATGTTTGCAAAACAGATCACGCCTGAATTTTACCGCGCACTCGCAAAGGCATTGAAGTCTGCCAGGTTTACGCCTGTGCAGGAGCAGGCGCCTAAATTGATAGCGGAGAACTGTGACCGCTTCAGCATCACCGACAAGCGAATGTTTGCCTATATGCTTGCTACCTGTTGGCATGAATCCCGATTCAAGCCTATACGCGAATTTAGAGCGGCTGAAGGCCATCCGGTAAGGGCGATGCAAGACAGGTACTGGAATACCGGGTACTTTGGGCGTGGCTACGTTCAATTGACGTGGAAAAAGAATTACCAAATTTGGAGCGACATTACGGGCGCTGACTTGGTGAATTTCCCTGATAGAGCGCTTGAACCAACTATCGCTGCCTTTGTTTTGGTAAAAGGCATGAACGAGGGGCTGTTTACAGGTAAGCGCTTAAGTCAGTATATTAATACTGAAAGGTGCGATTATTTCAATGCCAGGCGCACAGTTAACGGCGTGTTCCATGCCGACATCATAGAAAAAGCAGCCAAAGCCATAGAGGCTGTTTTGTAAATGTAGGTGTTTCTTTTTTTTGTGTAGGTTCCACTTGCCCGATCTGATTTCAGGTCGGGCATTTTTGTTAATGCCTGAAAAACGTATTGACAAACAGTAAAAAGGTTTATATATTTGCAACAAACTTACACAAACATCACGCTATGAACATCAACCATTTATCATTCAGCCGCTTAAAAGCGCTGCAACACAGCCCGCGCAAGCTGTACAATTACCTTTCCGAAAAGAAAGCAGAAACGCCATCCATGATCGAGGGCCGCCTGCTTGACTGCATCCTTTTCACGCCCGATCAATTCGACAGCGAGTATATCACGCTGCCTGAATCGCTGGACAGGCGCACAAAGGAGGGCAAAGCGGAATATGCCCGCATTACGGGTATCGCAGCAGAGCAGGGCTTGTCCATCGTGACATCCTCACAAGTTACCGAAGCCTCACTACTTGCAGTCGCTGTGAAAGAATCCGCGACCGTGCAAAAACATGGACTGCTTAACCGTGAACTATTCAAGTTTCAGGACTTCACGGACTTTGAGTTCGGAGGATTCCGTCATGTGGGATACCGCGATGCCATCGGGATTGACACCAAAGGGCGCCGCGTTATTTGGGATTTGAAACGGTTCGGGGCGAAGTCGGGCGTTCAGGTCGGCTTTGAGATCAGGACAGGCGGGTACGACCTTCAGGCAGCCATCTACTGCCATGAATTTGACAGCCAGGGCGAAGAGTGTATTTACCACCTGATTGCGGTGGATAATGACGGCATGGTAACGCCTTACACTATCACACCCGAAGCGCGGGAACGTGCACGTGGGCAATGGGAGTATCTTTGCTCGGTTGCAAAGAAGATTGACGGAACGAATTTCAAACAAGGGCCGGAGTTTTACGCTCCAGATGGGGAGTTCTACCTGTACACATAGGCCAAAAGATACTTTTGCGTTTTTTTCCATCAAATCGGTTTTCATTCTGACAATTAGTCCGGCGCTGCAAAGTGTCGGGCTTTTTTGTTTGAAATCAGTACCTTTGGGGTAAGAAAGTAAGGAAAACAAGTTGAAAAGCCGCTGCCAGTCGTAATGATTGGCAGCATTTTTTTTATTAACTGATAAATAAATTTGTTGAATATTAAATAAAGTGCATTATATTTGCAGCATGAAACGAACAAACAAAAACATTCACACACAAAATTGACACACATGATGGAAGGCAGTTATTTTGAGACAAAGAGAGCGGAAGATATAGCAGCCGCGCAAAGAAGAATTAACCTGATAGAGTGCTACGTTGATAGCATTGAAAAACTGTACTGGGAGCAAAGAAACCTTTTAGAGGATATTAAAAATATGTCATTATCGGCTTTTGAATCTGAAAACAAAGACAAGACCATGCAAAAAATTTCAGTTTATTCGGATGCCGTACGGTCAAAGCACTTTGTTTTTCAAAAGCAGATTGATGAAATGTGCGAACACGTAAAGCAGATGAAGGCCCTCTTTTTTCATATCAAATAATCGAATATGGAACAAAACGACAATCCGACCATTTACGAGGCATTCAGGCAGTTGGCATCCGCTGTGGGCGCTGACAATGCAATCCAGTTTATCAATCAGCTTCAGGATGAACCTTATGAGGATGCACGCACTATCATGCGTATTCAGGTAGGATTCAAGGCGTGGAGCATGATTAAGCCGGAGCCGCCCGCGAGCGGTTTGCGCCTTGACCCAAAGTTGTGGTGGGGCTTACTCGATGATGGATGGTGGCGCGAACTTTACCGTGACCCGAACAGCCACAAAGCGCAAACGGTAGCACGCTGGATTATCAAGGGAATCAAAGCCGGACGCCATCAGCGCCCGTTATTCATAACAAACTAAACTTTCAAGGCATGAATTTTCAACCAACCGACACAGTAGAAGTACCGGAACAGCAGGGCCGCCCGTTCAGGCTGTTTATCGAGTACAAAGGCGGCAAAACGCCTTCAAACTTTGCAGCAACAGCAACAGCGCATCAGGCGGGCGCTGGATTCAGCGCTTACGACAAGGAAGCCGAACAAAGGCTTCAGTTTGACCTGCCACTTGACCTGATTGTAATTGGCCAGGCATTTGGTGTGGCGGGCGTTACCAAAGTTGCAGATCGGTTTGAGGGCTACTACTCAAACATTGTGCGCGATACAAGAACAGACATCATGCGCGTGTTCTGTAGAGGCATCAACAGGCCACAGCATCAGGGCGTGTACAAGGACATCAAACCTCAATTACCTATGGGCGTAGGCTTTCAGCATTACTTCATCGTGTGGAATGTAGCAGCCAAAGAAATACAAGCGCTGCAACTGACAGTCGGCTTGTCAAACCACATCAAGCGGGCCATTGCAGAGGCAGCATCGGCGGGCGGTCGCAAAGTCAGAGCCGACCGGGTGAACATCTTTGACCTGCTAACTATGGAAAACAGGTTTTACTACTTCCGGTTCCAAAACGAGTTTATCAAGGTGGACAAGGAAGGCAGCGACTGGTTGCAAGGTGAAGCCTATTTCTATCCGCGTGTCAAGGTGATGACCATCACAGACGCAAAGCAGGTGGAGTTCCTGAAAGCCGAAGGGGAGAAGTTTCAGAACTGGTTATCTTTGGACATCCTGAAGAACACCACAGCCGCCATGATGCCATCCACCGACACAACACAGGTGCAGCAACCACAGCAACCGCTATATGAGCAGCAGTACAAACAGCCTGCACAACACAGCAACGCAAAGCAGGTTGATGTACCTGCACCATCATTCGATGATGGGTTCCCGACTTCAGAGCCGTTTAACGGCGATCTGCCATTCTAAAACTTTTTCATGAGATCATTAAACGGAAGCGCCTGCACAAGCGCGGGCGCTTCCTCTTCCAAAAACATGGACACAGAGCAAATAAAAACAAGGGCAAAACAAATGTCCGAGGAATTGATACTGCAAATTGAGCAGGCAAAGAAGCGCCACAAAGTGACCAATGTAAAAATTGCTCAAGTGCTTGGCACTTCGCCGCAAAACGTAGGCGAAAAGTTGTCAACCGACAAGAGGCGCGGAGCATCCTATTATGAACTTGCTTCCATTATTGCAGCCATCGAAACTGTATCCGGCAAAAAGTTTTTTGCACCGCGTTTCTGTGAAGTGCCACAAAGCAACGCACAATGATATGATAAAAATTTCATCAATCCTTTCCTGGCGAAAGGAAAAGCAAGCAGCGAAGTCGCAGTCAAACGATGTGGCCCGATTTATTATCGCTGAAACCAAAGCGGGCCGCCCGTGCTGGATACGCAAGATAGCCGTACACGCCGATAAAATCGGGCATGACGGACTTTCTCAAATAAGCACGGCATCTGCCAGGGTGAACTACCTGCGTAAAAATGGAGCATTTATTGACGGACAACAATACGTCATACATGAACTTGATTTGATGCGCAAATGCCCGTACAGTAATAGACTGGTGGAACACTTTTGCATGGTGCTGGAATCAGAACACAAGCGCATCCAACAGGCAAAGGTTGACCGTGCCATCACAGGTGACTGATTCGATTTATTTTGCATACGCCCGACCTGAAAGCAGGTCGGGAAGGACGAGGTTTGTTTAGATCAGCCCGAAGATGTAAATTTTCGGGTATTTTTTAACATGAAACAACGCATAGTATCATGCCACAACAACCTAATAAGGTGGAACTCATAGGCCATTACGGAAGTGACGAAATAATCGCACTAAGTGCCTGGACTTCCACATCACGCGACCTGACACCGGAGAAACGCGACCGGATACCCGAACTCATACAAAAACTTTGGACATCGGGGCATAAAACGCCGTTTGAAAAAGGCGTTGTTCATTTCCTTGTCACTACCGACATCGCAACGCACATCCACCTGCTGAAACACCGCATTGCTTCTATCAACGCTGAATCAGCGAGGTACAAGGAGATAAAACACGATCAATATTATGTACCGGATGACTTTGCAGGAGGCAAACAGCACGACTTTTGGACGGATGCGCTGATTGAACACACGGAGCGCGGTAATCAACTCTATCATCAGTATCTTGCAGAGATGACGCCCGTAATCGGACGCAAGCGCGCAAAGGAGGTAGCGCGTTATTTCAAGTCGTACAACAGTCAGATAACGGCTGATGTCATGTTCAATATGTCCAGCTTTGCCAACTTCATCAAGTTACGAACAGCGCATGATGCGCAAAAAGAGATTCAGCAGGTCGGCATACTTATGTGGGATGCTGTGCAAAGCATTGAGGGAAACCCGTTTCAACACACACTAAAAGCGATTGCGCAATGACAACCAAAGAAAAGCAAGAAGAGCAAGAAGCTATCAACGAAATGGATAGGCTATTTAAAAAGCCGGGAACGTTGATGAGTAAAAAGAAATTTCAAAAAAAATTACAAGATGCTTATCCGTACATTCATAATATTGACACAAAAAAAATAAGGCTGCTTGTAAAGTTTATTGAGTCATCCGCAATTTACAGGGATAGATTATCAAAAAGACTTTTTGATGAGGTGGAAAGATATGAAAGTTCAGCCTGTGAAACCAGGCATATGCTTATTGGAGAAGAAATATTTAGAATACTTCATGAGCTTCCGATGGAAAACAAGATGCACATGAATTTGATTAAAGAGATTTTAAAAGAACTTGGCCAATGAAAAAACTCACACCACAACAGTCACTCGATGACCTGACAGAAGAGTATATGATTATGGTCACAATACTTGACAAATCAGGCGTGTACAACGACACAACCAAAGCAGCCACATCCCGATTCAAAGATGCAGCATTCCGGCATGGAAAAGATATGCGCGCATTTGGGTATTTGGAAGCAAAAGCAGATGAAATTGAACGAATTAAAAACAAAATTGAACAATGACAAGAGGAATAATTGACTGGACTGCGTACGTTTTTTTTATTATTGTGCTTATCCCAATTGTCGCAATAGTATATCAAGCAGCATTTGATAGTTTTTTTTGCAAACGAAAAAACAGAAAAGACTTATAAACTTCCCGTATCTTTGTACTGCCTTCAGAGGCCGCCGAACTGGTAATCCGGCGTATCAAACTATAATTCATTAATTCAGAAACGCCTGTGACGGGCGGGTATGCGCTTTTATAGTTTCTGCGCAATGGCAAACCAAAGCCGCCCACCGTCACAGGCGTTTTTTTATTTGCAAAAAGCCATGTATCCACAATTTGAGCAAGACAATTATCCGAACCTGTTTGCCGTCATTCCTGCAAAGGTCAGGTATGATAAAAACCTTTCATCTACTGCAAAATTGATCTTTGCAGAGGTAAGCGCGCTATCCAATAAAGAAGGTTATTGCTGGGCAAATAACGCCTACTTTGCCGACCTGTACGGATGCACAAAAGACACCATCTCAAGGGTAATCGCTGAACTTGAAAAGTTTGATTACATAACTGTCATAATTGACAAGGCAGCAGGCAACAAGCGGCGTATTTATGCGCGTTTTGACCACTATTCAGCACCAAAACAGGTACCAACTATCAGGAAAAACCCAAAAAACCTATCGGTTAAAAAACCGCAAGGTCACACGAAAAAAACCGATAATAATAATATAACTAATAATACAAGTAAAATAAGAGAGAAAAGGCTCTCTGAAAAACCGAAATCCAACTTTTCAAATCAACCGGAGAACGACACGGTAAACCCGATGCTTTCAAGTCCAACGTGGGATCAGGTAATTTTTGCGGGCGCTAAATTGATGCCCGTTGAACCTTTACCTTCGGAGAATCCTTTTAATGAACGAGAGCGGGCCGCCACATATTACGAAAATTCACAATATGTTATTCAGCAGGGAGAGAAGTACACGACCGATTCAGATTTAGTTGCTGTGATGGCCAACTATTACCGGAATAACCCACAGGAATACAAGGTCGGCATCCTGCAGGACGCTAAGGGCGCACGCTTCACACCTGAACAGATCAAAGACTTCACAGTCATGTGGGCCGCACACGCCATCGCAAACAACAAGTACAACCGAACGGCACATCAGTTGCACCTTGATCTTAAGAAGTGGATATTGCGTGAATCGCAGTACAGCGCAAAGTCTATGAAACAGGCAGGAGGTGCAGCCGCTCCGGTTGTAAAGAAGAAAACAGTAGATTTCATTTGAACGACCTAAAACAACAACGATATGATACAGGTATCATTTTCAGGCGGCAGGAGCAGCGCAATGATGGCAAGGATTATGCTGGACAATTACGACCGTGACGAACTGATATTTATGTTTGCCAACACAGGCAAAGAAATGCCTGAAACGCTTGATTTCGTTAATGAGTGCGATGTGCGATGGAGCCTTAATATGGTTTGGGTAGAATATTGCCCGGAAGATAAGTTTAAGGTTGTCAGTTACGAAACAGCATCGAGAAAAGGAGAACCATTTGAGGCGCTGATTAAAAAGAAGAAGTACCTGCCAAACAAGGTTACCCGTTTTTGCACATCTGATCTGAAAGTACTTCCTATGCAACGCTACCTTAAAAGTATTGGAATAAAAACATACTATTCAGCTATTGGCATAAGATACGATGAGCAGAGCCGATATAGGAGGCTAAAACAGGCAAAGCAGGATATTTTTACGTATCTGTTTCCTTTGGTTGATTTTAAAGTTACACAAGCAGATGTATTGAGGTTTTGGGGGGGGCAAGGATTTGACCTGAAAATCAATTCAGCGCACAGTAACTGCGACTTTTGTATGATGAAAGGAATGGCAAAGAAAGTTGCACAAGCGAAGTTAATGCCGGAGCGCGTTGAATGGTGGATTGACATGGAGCAGTTGATAGGTTCAAGATTTAATACAGAATACACCATGCGCGACCTGCTGCAACTTGCAAAGCAGCCGGAACTTTTTGAAAACAAAAACGAAATTGAACTTAGCTGCTTTTGCGGCGATTAAAACACAAACGATATGAAATATGTAATCACAGGGCCTGCCGCATCAGGCAAAACAACCTTTGCAGCCACTTTAGAGGCCAAAGGTTTAAAGCTGGCAAAGGCAATGACCACACGGCCGAAGCGCGGGCCACTTGACAGGGAATACAATTTTGCAAGCGCCGAAGATGTTAAAAGTAGTTGCGAGATATACCACGTGTACAACACTTGGTACTACGGATTCACAAAGGCCCAATTGTTTGCATCGGATGTGTTCATTGCGGGCGCTGAAATGGCGCTCAAACTTCAGGATTACTTTGGGGCTGACAAGTGCCTGGTTATCTTCCTGAATGCGCCTGAAAACCTGCGAAGAATGCGCCTGAAGTTCAGGGATGACAAAGCCGATGGAGTTGACGAGCGCATAACACGCGATTACAAAGACTATGCGATGTTTTCGGAGCAGGAGCGCTTTGATGTTGAGATTTCCAACTTTACGCTGAATCAGCCCAAAGCATGAAAGAGCCTGTAATCATCGTAAAGGGCACGCCGCCATCTTCGGAGGAACTGGAACGCTCTGTCCTGTCAGCGCTCCTGACAGACCGTGACGCAGCCGCCAACATCATGGACATCTTAACTCCGGACGCGTTTTACAGCGACACAAACAGGGAGGTGTACAACTGCATTGCCATGCTGTACAGCAGAGGCAGCGCAATTGATATGCTGACTGTGACAAACGAGGTAAAGAAGTCCGGCAAAGTAGATGCGTTTTATGTGTCCGAACTTGCTATGATGCTGACCGGCACGGCCAATGCTGAATACTACGCTCGCATTTTAACGCAGAAGCAGATCAGCCGTGCCATCATACGCACAGGCATTGAATCCGTCACAGATGCGCTGCAGGAAAAAACAGACCCGATTGAATTACTGGATAAAACAGAGCGCGAAATATACGCCATTGGACACGGGATAATCACAACAGACGCCGTACAGGTCGGACAGGCGGTTCCTGAAATACTCAAGCGCATTGAGAAAGCCGCGCAATCCAAAGGCATCACGGGTATTGAAGGTGGCATCAGGCAATTTGACCGCCACACCGGAGGCTTTCAGCAGGGCGAACTGTACATCCTTGCAGGGCGCCCCGGCATGGGTAAAACGGCGCTTCTGCTTTCGTGGGCACTTAACATCGCGGCATCGGGCGTGCCTGTCGGCGTGTTCTCTTTGGAGATGACAAAGGACGAACTTGTTATGCGCCTGCTTTCAATGCTTTCGGGCGTTCCATCGGCCAACATGAAAAAGGGCATGATGGCAGAGTCACAATGGCCCGAACTCATGAAGGCATCAGAGCAACTATCTGCCATGCCGCTGTACATTGACGATGAGGGCGGGCAATCGGCAAGCGCCGTAAGATCGCGCGCGCGCCGAATGGTGCAGCGTAACAAAGTGCAGGTTCTGTTTTTGGATTACCTGCAAAAGATGGCAGCACCAAAGCAGTACGCAGGCAATAGAGAGGCAGAAGTGAATTACAATGTGCAGAGCCTGAAGAATATTGCAAAGGAACTCAAGCTGCCATTTATCTGCTTGTCACAGCTTTCGCGGGCCGTTGAAAGCAGAGCCGACAAAAAACCGATACTTTCAGACCTTCGCGAATCGGGAGCAATCGAACAGGAGGCAGATATGGTACTGTTTCTTTGGCGGCCAGAATACTACGGCATTACACAGGATGCAGAGGGCAACGATATGTCAGATGGTTACGTGGAATTGGATGTGGCAAAGTTCCGTCATGGGCCGACTATGACCATACCAATCAAGTTCATCGGCGAACTTACCCGGTTTACAGATTACCGCCATCCGGACGACTTTAAAGGCATCCAACAAGCGCCTGTGAGCGATTTTAACGCATGGGGCAACGCTATACACGATGCGCCTGTAATATCGCAGCACAGGCCAAATTTGGACGTTGAAATACCGTTTTAAAAGTAAATCACAAAACATGAAACACATCTTTCAGAAACTCACATCGAAACTCCCGCAATGGTTACGCGATGATTTGCAGAAACTTGCAATCGGCGGCGCGGTTGTCCTGCTTATCATCTTCATCGTGTGGCTTGTCATGCTATTCAAGCGCTATGCCGCCATCATTGCAACCACAGTTGCCGTTATCGGCTTTGCTTACATACTCGGTGAAATCATACTGGGTGTAAAAAGACGCAGGACATGAAAGCGGTGACACACGTTAACGATGAAGGCCGCATAACAAGCGCGGAGGCAATCACAGCCATCAGGCAGACGCTGAACGAACGCAAGAACACGGAGGTACTTATTACCATCATGCCTGCAATGGACATCCGGCGCACGTTTGATATTCTGCCCGAACAGGATTTATTTGACCGTGTGAAGCACCTGGATGCACTTGCAAGTACGCACGTTGACCACACAGACATAAACGCAGTTCTTGACCTGCTGAATGAACTGTCCGCATGGTTGCCTGAAGCAGGCAAGTGCCAGGCATCAGCAAAGTTTTACCTGCTTGTCGCTGTGGATGCTGTTATGTCTGCCATACCCGATGACATCAAGGTACTATCTATCAGCGAGCGCAAACGATGGGTATCTGCACGAATAGCCGAATGGGAGGCGCTGTTTGAGCGATCAGAGAGGCTGTGCGCTGCCATCACGCACAGGTGCGACCACCTGCGTACATTTGTGTCTTACGAAAAAGAACAGGCGAAAGCTGCCATTTCAGCAATTTGAATTAAATTTGTCACACAAAAAAGGAAACATGGAACAACAAGTAGCAGCGCGTTTCAGGCTGATGTCAGAACATGAGCGCGAAAAATTCACAGCAGAGTGCATTGAACAAGGCCTGACAGCCCACCAAACTGACTTAATGGAAAACCACATCTGCGGCAGGCGTGCCGGGCAATCGGACGCAGAAACAAAACTGATAGGTCATTTTATGAAGTGGCCAAAGCAGGCAGACGCAGCACAATCTCTTTTCAACAAATACACAACCAACACACGATGAAGAATCAGATCACACCCGCACAACTGCAAACGTGGGCAAAGGACATCCACGCAAACGCCATTGCCAAAGGCTTTTATCCTGAAAACCCAAAGGACAGAAACGACAGAGAGATGTTGATGTTGGTAATCTGCGAACTCGCTGAAGCGGTGGAAGCGCACAGAGAGAACAAATGGATGGATGGCAGGCAAGGAATCATCCCTGAAGAACTGGCAAAATACCCGCAGGAATTTGAGGCCAATTTCAAGGCATGGGTAAAAGATACGGTGGAAGATGAAATGGCTGATGCGTTGATACGGATACTGGATTATGCGCAACACAAAGGATTGGTATTTACTGAAGCGTATTCTTTTGATGCTATACCTGTAATCAATGAATCATTTGCCGCTAACTGTTTTGTTGCATTAGGTGAAATAACCGATAATCCAAACATGGCCAAACATAGTATCGGATATACAATACGCCGAATCATCGGAATCTGCGATGAATACAACATTGACATCTGCTTTCACGTGGAGGCAAAAATGAAATACAACGCAACACGCCCAATCAAACATGGCAAAGCATACTAAAGCAATTAAGTACACCACCGCCACTCCTGCTGAACTAAAGGAACTTTGGCGAAAGCAAGAAGAACGGAAGCAGAAGCGGCGCGCGCAATGGGAGGCGCGCGCTGCTGGTCAACTGAAGCCGAAGCCGGAAAGCGCAAACCGGATAACCGCAAACATCATCCGGTTAATCAATATGCAGTCCGGTTGCTACGCCTTCAGGGTAAACAATGTGGGCGTATGGGATGCAGCAAAGCAGATACATCGCAAAGGCAACACGGAGCGCGGAATATCAGATGTGATTGCGTGCATTCGCGGTAAGATGGTGTGTATCGAAGTAAAGGCAGGAAAAGACAAAGAAAGCATCCATCAACAGCAGTTCGGAGCGAATATACAACAGGCCAAAGGAATGTATTTTGTAGCCAGGTCAACCGATCAGTTTATCGAATACTTTGAGCAAATGTTAAAATCAGAAACTTTCTGAAAAAAAGTAAAGAAAAAACTTGACAAATAAATAAAGGCGCGTATCTTTGTAAGGTCAAACGACAACAGCACACACAAACATTCAATTTCAAAACTTCTAAGACATGAATATCAGACAATACATCAACTACACAGCGCCTTACGTTGTAACAGATGCAGATAACGCAAGCGACTACGCAAACGCATTTTGGCAGCACCTTCAGGATGACAATGATTCACTTCCTGAAGAGAACGCTACAATATTTGACGAGCAGGAATTTAAGGCCATTGCAATTGAATATTACAATGACATTTACAGCCTTGACTGCTTTTATTTGACATATCCGAAGTTTGGAACAGGCGGCAATTTAACTGCAAAAAAAGTTCCGTTTGTCGCTGGAACTGAAATGCAGTTTGCTGTCACATCTGAAGAACTGATGATTGCGCGCATCGAATTTGACCCTGAAGTAGCAAAGCGACTGACAAAGAATGAAGCAGAGCGCTTGAAAAGCGTATCATCATATCGCGCTAATTACTTAATGTAATCAAATCTTAAACGATGGGAACTTTAGCCACATCTATCACATTCAAACAACTTCACTATCAGGCAGCGCCAAATATCGGGCTGCGTGCCTGGCAGGTCAAGGTCAAGAAAATCACAGGCGCTTATGATGGCAACGCCATTGCTACGCCCGATCAGATAAACGCGCTTCTTTCAGCAAGCGCAAAGAGGATTCATACGAAAGCAAAGGTTAGCTATTCCCATCGGCAACAGCCGGAATCAAAAGCGGTTCCGGCTGAACCTTTGGAAGCAACCAAAGTGCAGCCTGAAGTGCATCCTGAATTAAAGCCTGAAGCGCAACAGTTTGAACAATATCAGCCATACGAACCGGAGCCGCTGAATTGGCAACTGTGGGCTGTACTGGTATTCTCACTCGGTTGCAGCGTACCAAATATGTACTCGGTAGCGCTGCAAATGAAAGACAGCGCATTCTTAGCAATGGCGATAACCGCCACGTTCACAATCAGCCCGATGTTGCTGCTTACATCCGATAACCGAACAGCGCGCATTGCAGCGTTCATCCCAATCGCCATTGAGGTATTCGCCAATACAGCGGGTTATTACGGCAATCTTTTGTCTATCACAGTAGGCAGCGACATCATCACGCCTGGTAAGTTCCTGAACATGGTCATGCAAATGGCAGGAACGGGCGCACGCGGAACAGCCTTGTTTTTGGCACTTATGATGGCAGCGGCAATCGCTGCAATGTCGGTAGTGTCAGTTCATTCAATCATAAAAAAGGACGCATGAAACAGCATTACGAAGATGCCCACTATGAAGAAATAGGCGGGCGGGTTCAAAAATCAGAGCCGCCACCATTCCTTAATAAAAGGTTTGTCATTGTGGGCGCAATTACAGCACTCGCATATAACTACGCCACCAAAGAGCGCGAAAGCCGCGATGTACTTGCATTCACCGATCAGCCCGAAGAGGATACGCAGTTCGGACTGATGGCAACAGCGCCTGAAGCAAAGGCAGCGGCCAAAGTGCCGGAGCATACAAACAGCCACGACTTGTTTAAGTATGTGATGCTGGAGACAAAGCGCCGTGAGGCGTTAGGCAGGCGCGGTAAAGAACTGGAATCGTACATGGATGGTGATTCACCTGCCATCGGGTACGGCAACCGTATCAAATACCTGCCTCCAAAATGGAAGCAGGTGGTAGATGAACAGGGGTACAAAGTAACGGAGGCACAAGCGAGGGCAATGATGTACGACACCTTTGATAGCCTCAAAGAGACCATCAGCGCCGACCTGCCACATCTTGAACGGCACGAACTTTGGGCGGTTCAAAGCCTTGCGTTCAATTGGGGCTATGGTAACGTCAAGAAATCAGCCCTGTATCAGCACCTGAAAGCAGGAAACAAAACGGGTGATGCACGCCGCGCCTGGATGAAGTGCCACGCAGCCACCGATAACCATAAAACAAGCAGGCGCTTTGAGTGGGCGCTTTATACTGGAGACTTCAAAGAGGCAAAGAAATACGCGGACAAGGCATACAACAGCATTGCTGGACGCGGTGACTTGAAACATTATTGAACCATTAACACACACAACACACACAACATGAAACACATCATCATTCTCTTTGCATTCATCTTCACAGCATCCTCAATCAGCGCACAGACCGTCATTGCACGACCTGAAACAATGACCATCAACGCCGTACTGGATTGCGTACCTACAACCATCCCGGCAGCGCAACAGGCAGAAGCGCGTGACAACCTGACAACGAACTACTACCTAACCATCTCTGCATTAAGGCAGTTTGACGACGGCATGGATGAGGTAGCGATTCAGGAAGAGGCAGCAGCACAAACGTATAGCGTGCTTCAGGGGTGGTATCAGGCGGAGCAGACCGCCAAAGGCATGGCATCCGGATACGGCTTTGACCTAAAAGTTATCAATCCTATCAGATTCTTTGAGTTGAATATGACTGCTGAACAATACGCAGATCAGATTGAAACAGCGATAACAAAGGCAGGGAAGGTAAAGGGGTACAGCATTGAGGAAATCAAACGCAGGGCGCTGTATTGGGGCGTTCAGTTAAACGTGAGGCAATTATGATTGTATTTGCAGTAGTAGTTGCTTTGTCGCTCATTGTTTACGCTCATTCAATTGATACATGGCAAAGAAAGAACAAAAGAAGGTAGCAGGCGTTGAATACTTCGATGTAAAGAAGTACCAATGTTGGATGTTTCCTACCATCGAAGCAGAGGAGCGGAACAAAGCGGCGAACAGGCAACAAGCCGAACGCCGCGTCGAAACGCTCAAGAAGCAAGCAGTTAACAGTTGATGCAATAAGTCCGGCACACTTTGAATAGTGTGTCGGGCGTTTGCATTTAAAGCAATCACGATGCCAACAGTAAACAAGAAGTCAAAGTCATATCCCTGGAAGCCAAAGGCAGCACCGATGTTTGAGAGTATCAAAAACAGGGCATGGTCACAGGCGCTGTACAACAGTCAGCGGTGGCGTAAGTTGGCGAAGTATGAGATCATGCAGGAGCCATACTGTGTGCTGTGCAAGCAGAAAGGGATAGTGACAACCGACAATCTACAGCGTGACCATATCAACGGTTTCACCACCGAAGATGAGTTCTGGAACGGAGCGAGGCAAACGCTGTGCAAGTGGCACAATATGCAAAAGGCCGCGCAAACGCGGGCGAGGAAGTCCAAAGAGGGGGGTGGGGCATAATCCACAGCCCTATCCGCTCAACATCCTTGCCGCTAACCGCACACACGCCACGGCAAACAAACAGCAATCATCAAAAAAAATTCTGACATGAACGAACTTGAAAAATTCACTATTGACGTTTCTGCCTTTGCGGGAACAAGGAAAAAAGAGATAGCAAGAATAGTAAAACCGCCAAGAGTGAAGGAAATCACAGAGCGTATGCTCAAGTATGAGTATGCTGAACAATTGGCTGAAAACATATCAATTGAAAAGCATAGCAGGCAATTCGTGATAGTTTCTGGTAACTTCATTGCAGGTGACTTTATTGAAGCGCTGATTGTTCGCAATAATTGGCACGTCAAAAAGTTAACCATATCTACATTGTCATTGCACAATGGAAATGTGGATAGCCTGAAAAACCTGATAGTTGGAAATTATGTTGACGAGTTAAATGTAATAGTTTCCGCATACTTTTATGCCCACGAACGAAATAGCCTTGTAAAGTATATATATGAAGAACTTGATATTGATGATAAGTTTCAGTTTGCAGCAGCTGGAACGCATTGTAAAATAACAAACATACAAACCCATTGCGGATTGTATGTAACAATACATGGCAGCAGCAATCTTCGCTCTTCAGGGAATATTGAAAATATAATGATTGAAGAGTCGGAGATTTTGTATAAATTCAATCAGGATATGTTTGATACTATCCTGAATAAATACAAAACAATTAACAAACCAATCAGACGAACCAAGTTATGGCAGACACTTCAGGATCAAAAGTAAAGCGCATTGCAAATTGGCGCAAACAAAAAACAAAAGCCAAGGGAAGGCAAGGAAAAAACAAAAGGCAACCAACGAGAGGGGTGCAGCAATCAACGCCCGGCGTTGATGCACCTTTTTAAAAAAAATGACCAATGAGAGGAGGAGACCGCCGAAGCAAATCGGCATCAGAACACAAGGCGTCCGGAACATACAGACCGGACAGGCATGGCACAAGAATTGAAGCAGACCCAGTTGAAACAATTGTAGCCCCTGATTATTTCAAGGGAGAGCATTTGCGCAAATGGAATGAGGTGGTAAAACATTTAAGTGATTTTGGCATACTTGCAGACCAAGATGCGGATAGCATTGAAACATACGTCAGTTCAATCATTGTTCAAAAAATGGCATATGTATCAATCATAACGGATGGACTTGAAGTTGATGGCTACCCAAACCCAAATCTGAAAATTTATCAACAGATGGAAGCGGTAATCAAACCGCTCCGCGAGCAGTTCGGATTCACGCCACGCGCACGGCAATCTATCCACGTGAAAAAGAAAGAGGTCAAAAAGGAAGACCCGATACTGGCAATACTCACAAAGCCAAAGAAAGCCGTGTAAATGCTGGAGGGATACAACCGATACATCAAGACGGTGCAGGCCGGAATAGTGCCTGTTTGTGAATATGTTAAAAACGCAGTTGCCAGGCAGTTAAATGACCTGAAGCGACAAGGCACGCCCGACTTCCCGTACCACTTTGATGAACAGGAAGCAGAGCGCTGGATTTCCTTTATTTCCATTCTTCGCCACACTTCCGGAGAGTGGAAAGGACAATTTTTCAACATACAGGACTTTCAGGCTTTCCGGTGGGCGGTGCTGTTTGGATGGCAGCGCAATGACGGTAAAGGACGCAGGTTCAGGCGTGCTTTTGTGGAGGTGGCCCGTAAACAGGGAAAGACAGAAGAGGCGGCAGCTATCATGCTCGGTGGCCTATTGATAGATAGCGAACAGACGGCACAGATTTACAGCGCTGCAACAACCAGGCATCAGGCAAAAATCGTGTACAATGCCGCAAAGATGATGGGGCGGGAACTGAAGCAGGACAGCGAAACAATACGCGACCTGTTAAAGGTTATGCAGCACCGGGTAATCTTTGAGCAAAATGACAGCTTCATGGAAGCCTTGAGCGCTGAAGCCGGAACACTTGACGGACTTAGCCCTCATATCGCTGTCATTGACGAGTTCCACGCGCACCCGACAAACGAAGTGCTGAAAGTAATTGAAACAGGCATGGGTGCGCGAACGCAGCCACTAACGTACATCATCACTACAGCCGGATTCAATTTTGAAAGTCCCTGGTACCACATGAGGCAGAACTGCATTGACATCCTGCGAGGGCTGAAGCACGATGATACATTCTTTGGAATCATCTACACGCTGGATGATGGCGATGACTGGAACGACAAAACATCGTGGGTAAAAGCAAACCCACAGATCGGAACTACTCCCACATGGGAGTTTATGCAGTCTGAATACACCAAAGCGGTAAACGAAGGCGGTAGATCGGAGGTAGAGTTCAAAACAAAGAACCTGAATCTGCCTGTAGGCGTTTCTGAAGTGTGGATACCTGATGAACTTTGGCAGGCGTGCCCAAATGAGATAAACCACGCCGAACTACAGGGCCGCGAATGCTACGCAGGTATTGACTTTGCGGCTGTGTCTGACTTTACAGCGCTTGTTGTCCTCTTCCCGCCTGTTTCGGATGATGACCACTACATCATTATCCCGCACTTTTGGATTCCTGAAGAGGTGCTGAAAATCAGATCACGCGATTTGCCTGACATTGTGCGGTGGCAAAAGGATGGACTTGTAACGGTAACGCCCGGAAACGTGACGGATTACGACTACCTGACAGCCGAAGTGCACCGCCTGCGGAGTCTGTACGACATCCGGTCAATAGGCTACGACCCACATAACGCGTGGCAGACAATATCAAAGCTGGAGGCAGACGGGCTGCCTATGGATAAATTTAGTCAGGGAATTATGAATATGTCACCACCGAGCAAGGAATTTGAGCGGATTGTCAGAAGTAAGCGCATGAATCACGGAGGTAATCCGGTGCTTCGCTGGATGCTGCAGAACTGTGTTCCATACACAGATTTTAACGAAAATCTGAAGATCAGGAAGATGAAAGAAACGCGCGGGGCAAAGATTGACGGCATTGTCGCTTCTATCATCGCCCTCGGTGAATACCTGAAGAATCCACAACCGGAAGTTTACAGCCAAACAGGACTTTTCTATGTATGATGAACTAAGAGATTTCAGGCGTGAAAACTTTGAGGAGTTTTTACAATTGTTTCATACCTTGCATGAAGTTTCAGCGACTTATCAAGAAACGTATGAGGTAGCTGAATTGGAGTTCTCAAAAAAACACGGCATGAGAATCTTTAAAAACTTCATGCACTTCCACAATTACAAAGCCAGGTACAACAAGCGAAAAATTAACCCCAAAAAACAATGATAAAATACATTGATTAGGCAATGTTTTTTTTAACTAAATCAAAAACACAATGAGCGAAATTAAAAACAAAGATGAAAGTCCTGCATCAGTAAGTTTTTCAGATCAACCTGGTTCGATTGGGCAAAGAAGGGTTAGGGCTTCTTTTAATCCAATGGACAAAAGCGAAATCAATTTAATTAAGCAAAAAACGGCTGAATTGATTGATTTATGCGAAGAATTGAAAGAAAAAGACGCAAGGCTTGCCTCTTTAGCCCAAACTGCTTATGAAGAGGCTGCAATGTGGGCGGTAAAGGCCGCTACCGCATAGTTTGTTAGAGATCGTTTCATGTTATTTTGGTTCCGGCCCACTTGATTAATCAGGTGGGCTTTTTATTTTCATCATGTTTTTTATTTGCCCGCTTGCATATCCGATACCTTTGTATTGCAATGGGCATTATCTCACAGATACGCGGCATATTTCAAAGCGAACAACGCAACAGCCTATCGCATCCAGCAGAATGGATGTACACGTGGATGGGTGGAAAACCTACCCGTTCAGGCGTAAATGTGAACGGAGAAACAGCCCTGACACACGCGGGTGTATTCGCGTGCGCAAAGATTCTATCCGAATCAGTCGCATCGCTTCCTGTCGCACTTTACATAGATACGGGTGAAGTTGTTAACGAATTGTCAAACGACACACGTACACGCCTGATAGGCGCGGAGCCTTCGGAGTTGTACACGTCATTTGACTTTCGGTCAACCGCTATGCTGCACCTTGCGCTTCATGGCAACTTCTATGCAGACATCATCCGCGATGGCAACCGCCGCCCGGTCGAACTCCGCATCATAGAAAACCCCAACTGGGTAAAGCCTGAACTTGACCCTGAAGGCCGCCTTTGGTATCGCATATTTGACCAACGCAGCACGGCAGGTGGTTATGTAGAGCGCACTCTTCCAGTTCGCGCACGTGACATTATTCACGTCAAGGGCATCAGCAGCAACGGCATTGAGGGCAAATCCCCTATTACCCTATTCAGGGAGAATGTAGGACTTGGTATAGCCACCACACAGACGCAGGGAAGCCTGTGGAAAAACGGCACTTTGATTAATGGCTACCTGAAACACCCTGGCAGGCTTGCGCCGGATCAGGCACAGAATCTGCGTGACAGTTGGCAGAGCAGGTACACAGGCCGCGACAACGCAGGAAAAACGCCTGTACTGGAAGCGGGTATGGAGTTCGTGCCATTGACGCTGAAGCCCGCAGATGCCATGTTCATTGAAACGGCAAAGTTATCGCTGCACGATGTTTGCCGGATATACCGCATACCGCCTCACATGGTCGGTGACCTTGAGCGATCAACCAACAACAACATCGAACACCAAAGCCTTGAGTTCGTGCGCGACACGTTGCGCCCCTGGCTAAAGAATTGGGAGCAGGAACTCAACAGAAAGTTACTGTTTGAATCAGAGAAAAACAGAATGTTCTTTCGCTTCAATGTTGATGCCCTGCTTCGCGGCGACACCAAATCACGTTCTGAATACTTCGCCCGTGCGCTCGGCTCTGTTTCAACTCCGGGCTGGATGACACCTAACGAAGTGCGGAGGTTGGAGAACATGAATCCGGTGACATCCGGCGATACTGTGTACAACCCTACTTTGAATAACGAACAGCCGGACGTAGTGCAGGCTGACAACATACAAGACAATGGACAACAGCAAGCAAGCGCTACAGCCTGAAATACGTTCCTTTACTGAAGGCGTGGAAATCCGGATGACGGAGGACGGCAAACCGTCTGTTTTTGGCTATGCGCTGAAGTGGGGTAAATCCTACGACATGGGATACTTCACCGAAGAGATACAGCGCTCTGCACTTTCGGAGGCTGATATGTCAGACGTGCGCATCCTGTTTAACCACGATCCCAATCTGATTATTGGTCGCACGAAGTCAGGCACAGCCACAGTTGGCACGGATGAGACGGGAATGTGGTACAGGGCATCCATACCGGACAGCCCGACCGGACAGAATCTCATTGAAGCGCTCAAGCGCGGTGACATAGATCAAAGTTCGTGGTCGTTCCAAATTGCGCGCAATGAGGCGGGTATGTCAGTCGGTGACGAGTGGCGCATGAAAGACGGCAAAGAGCATCGAGTAATTACCAAAGTAAAGCGCGTGTTCGATGCTTCACCCGTTACCTATCCTGCCAATCCGGATACATCAGTTGCGATGCGGTCGCTGGAGATGGCAAAGCGCAACGGCGAAGGCTATGAAGAGATGCCGCCAAAGGCACAGGCTATTGAGGCAATCACAGGCACAATTGAATGCCTGAATGAATCGGTGGCTGAACTCAAAGGATACGCTGACAAGATGACCATGATTGCATCAGTCAATCCTGATTTGTCAGCAGCCAATGACCTGGCAGCGCTTTTGAATGCGCGTGCTGATGAAAATACAGCGCTTGTTGCAACGCTCGCAGCAGCTATACAGGCGCTAAGCACAACTGAAAATCAAAGGTCGGTTAATGCCGAACTTACAGAAACTTACAATCTGCTAATCCGCGCTCTTGACCGGAAAGCAGCTATCTTTCAACGCAAACAAACTAACTAATGGTAACTGGTATTCAAACCCTTTACGATTCACGGGCGCGGATTGTCGAACAGATGAAAGCGACCGCCACCAAAGCAGCCACAGAAGGGCGTGCTATGAGTGAGGAAGAACTCACATCATGGCGCAAGATGGAGGCTGATGAGGCAGCACTCACAGCGTCTATTCAGGCAAATGAAGCGATTGAGGCGCTTGAGGCGCGCAACGTCAAAGCCAAATTTGATAATGCGCCAAAGGCAGCCGACAAAGGCAAAGAGCGCGATTATCGCAGCGCCTACACGGATTTCCTGCGCATAGGATGGGGTAACCTGGACAACGAAACGCGCAGTATCCTGATCGAAAAGCGCGGAACAAGCAATCAGCTTGTAGGTACCGATTCGCTCGGTGGCTACTTGGTTCCTGATGAATGGCAGCCCGAAATCGAGCGCGCAATGCTCGATTACAGCGGCATCCTTCAGGCGTGTCGTGTGCTTCGCACCGCAACAGGCAGCACTCTGTATTGGCCAACTGAAGATGACACCACCACCAAAGCTGTAAAGGTTGGTGAGGCAGCATCTTTCACCGTGCAAGACCTGACATTCGGCCAAAAGCAGCTTGACGCATACAAGTACGGCACGCTCGTAAAGGTGTCCTATGAGTTGCTTCAGGACAATGCGTACAACATCGAACAGGAAGTGCGCAACGCCTTTGCACCTCGCTTCGGTCGTATCCTGAATCAGGAGTGTACCACGGGTGACGGTTCCGGCGATCCAAACGGCATTGTGACCGCTTCCACACTCGGTAAGACAGCCGCGTCTGCAACCGCCTTCACGTATCTGGAAATCCTTGACCTGAAGCACAGCATTGACCCGGCATATCGCAACAGCCCGCAGTTTGGATTCATGTTCAATGATGCCGTTCTGCTTGCTATCAAGAAGCTCGTTGACAGCCAAAACCGCCCGCTGTGGATGCCTTCATACGTAGCAGGTCAGCCCGACCTGATTGACGGCACGCGCTACTACATCAATCAGGACATGGATAGCAGCATCAACGCTTCATCCAAATTGATTCTTGTGGGTGACTTCAGCAAGTACATTGTCCGCATGGTGCAGGATATGATTATCGCACGCCGTGATGAACTGTACAGCGAGAACGGACTTGTCGGCTTCCAGGGATGGATGCGCTTCGATGGCGAATGCATCAACACAGCAGCAATCAAGCACCTTATCACAGCCGCATCCTGATGAAGGTACGTATTCTTGAATCGCTTGTCGGTAACGATCCGGACACAAAGCAATCGTTCAGTTACGGTAAAGGGCAGGAAGTTGATATGCCTGCTAACCGTGCGCTTTCCCTCATTCGTGGTGGCCTTGCTATCGCGTTACAAGAAGAGCAGCCCAAAGTAGAACGTGCGGCCGGACTTCCACCGACAAGCGAAAAGCGTAAGAAATAACACATGGCTACAACGGACGCGCAACTTCTATCTCTTCGACCGCCATACGTGGCGTTAGAATGGTACAAAAGCCGCACAACTGCCTTCACGGTTACTGTGGAGGACACTAACGGCACGCCTGTAAACCTTACAGGTGCAACTGCTACCATGCAGATAAAGAGCGCGTCCGGTAGCGTGTTATTAACGCTTACAACCACAGCAAATGCAGGCATTGCGCTGACCAATCCGACAAGCGGGCAAATGACAATCAGCCCGGAAGCGGTAGGAACCGGAACGCTGCCAATTTCAAACGTGCTGAATACCGACCTGAAATTAACCCTGTCATCCGGTGTGGTGTATGTCCTCTTTCGGGCCACCATCACGCTGATTGATAAAATCACGGCATAGTCATGGCAGATATTCAGGTTACACTCAATTCCTCTAACATCACGGTTCAGTTCCCTGTGTCTATGGTGGGCGCTGGTGTGCCATCCGGAGGAACAGCAGGGCAGCTGATAGTAAAGGACACATCAACTGATTACGATACGAGTTGGACAACCATTAACGCTATCTTAGGCGCGTTACCTGAATACAATTCAAACGATGCCGCAATAGCCGCTGGTAAGACAGCGTATCGTGCAGGAGCAGCACACGACAGCGCAACCAAAGGAACAATCATCTATATCACATGATAGCATCAGACTACAATACCACACACAGCCCGTACTACACAGGCTACACGGTCAATGCTGAAACTATCAGCGAAGAGTTGCCCGTAGCCATCGAGGATGCCAGGGCGCAACTTCGCATGGATGACCTGCGTCATGATGATGAGTACCTGATGCTGCTTATTCGGGCGCAATGCGATCTGATTGAAAGGTCGTATCAGGTCGCTCTTCTTAACAAGGTCGTATCTGAATGCCACAAGCAATTCCCTTATGACAGCCTTCGGCCTATGACTTTGGCCGGACTTGTTCCGATTCAGTCAATTTCTGCGATTGAATACTACAACAGTTCCGGCACGCTGACCACATGGCCATCAAATCAGTACGATGTAAAAGTAACATCAGGTGGCGCAACCGTCATGCCCAAAGTAAATTACAGTTACCCTTCGGATGTGCAAATCAGGCCGGACGCTGTGACAATCACGTACACAGCCGGATATGGCACAAGTTCAATCAATATACCTGACACCGTGCGACTTGGTATCCTTTCACGCATTGGAAGAGCATACACCAACAGGGAGGACAGCCGCGAAACGGAGTTCAGTATGTCAGATGTTCTGCTTCAACCGCTTAGGCGCTGGATATAATTTGAAACATGGCGAAGCAGACACAAATAGGCGAAAGGCGGCACAGGATTATGTTTGAGCAGCCTACAACGTCACGCGGAACATCCGGACAGGAGTTGTTAACCTGGACGCGATATACTGAAGTGTGGGCAAAGGTCACATACAAGATGGGAGGCAATGCAGATGAGATGATGGCAGACAGGCCCACCACACAAACAGCCGTCACATTCGATATTGCATATCGTGACGGACTAAACGAGAAAATGAGGATCAACTTTGAAGGCGATCTTTTTGATATAATGTACATCCAAAAGCCTGACTTCAGGCAATCGCTGTTAATCACAGCACAAAGGCACGACTGATGAAAGTAGGTCAATACGTTTACGCCAAATTAAGCGCAACAGCAGCCGTCACGGCGCTTGTTGGCACTCGTATTTATCCGGTGTTTATCCCTGAAGATGCGGTTTATCCTGCCATTGTGTTCACGGTGTCAAACGTGCCGACCGATAACCAAAAGGACAGGAAGAGCGACCACGACACAGCAACCGTAACTTTCACTTATTGGGCAGAAGCAAAGCAGGGATTAAACGCATACGGAGCGTTGGATAATGTAGATGTGGCAGTCAGAGATGCCCTTGACTTTGTTACAGGCATAGCCGGAGGCGTAACGGTGGAGGGCTGCAAATACATTTCATCTACTGATGGTATGGATGAGGATGTCCTGTTTGTTTCACGCACATCTGTTTATCAGTTCATAACTGCTAACTAATGGATGCGAGGTTACAGCAGGAAATAAACTTACTCGGTGGCAAACTTCGCAGGATGTCAAAGGATGTGCAGCGTGACGCAAAGAACGACATAAAAGAGGCGGGCGGGTTGTTGGTTTCGGCGCTCAAGGGCCGTGTTCCGGTGGGATCGAAGCCGCACAGCAGATACAAGCGTATCAAAAAGAAGGGAAAGCGGATGCCTAAAGGATTCGGTGTTAAACTGGCAACTTACCGACCTGGCAATCTTCGCAAAGCATACCGGATATTGAACTTTAGAAGAATGAAGTCCGGCGTTATTATCGGGCCATTATTGGGAGGCAGAACAGTTGACGGATACTATGTTCACATGGTAAACAACAACGTCAAAATGAGCAATGGCAAAGTGCGCACCGGACAGAAATTCGTGGAGGATGCAATAGCAGCAGCAGGAGATGCAACGCTGCAAAACATTGTAAGCCTGCTATCAAGGCGCGTTAATTCAGAGGCCGACAAGAAAGGCATCACATAAAAAGACAACACCATGAAAATACAACTTCTGAAGGATTACGAAAATTGGGGAGCAGGTACGGTGCTGGATGTTGCACCGAGTGACGCACAGCCACTCCTGACAAATGGAACGGCAAAGCAAGTGCCTGATGACACACGGGCGCGCAAATATCCGTTAGGAGCAAAGATTGAAAATCTGTGTGTTCCACTTGCTGAAAACATGACAATCACAGCCACGCCGCAATTTATCGCGTCTATTGAGGCTGATTTGAATACAAACGACACAACGCCAAAGCAACAGGCGCGGCGCATCTTCAACAAAAACAACGATTAACAATGGCTACAGTATTAGCAAAGAACATGAAGCTCTACACAGGAGCAACGCCTGCCGCCTTGACCTGTCAGGTAGATGCTTCCATCTCAATGTCCACCAATATGTTTGAAACCACCTGCAAAGACAGCAGCGCGGTTTCAGAGTTTCTACCAGGTGCGAAGTCATGGACAGCATCCGTAACCGGAAACGTGGACTTTGCCGCTACCAATGGCGTAGAGGAACTGTTTGACGCATGGAGCGGTCAGACATCGGTAGCGCTTGTTTTCCAAACGGGAACTGTGGGAGAAGAGAAGTACACAGGTAATGCGTACATATCATCCCTGCAAATCCAGTCCTCCGGTAACGATGAGGCGGTGACATTCTCCGCAGAGTTTCAGGGAACCGGAGCGCTCGCACAGACAACCATTTCCTAATAATCCTTTTTATCACATCAATCATCACTAAATGTCGCAAATCAAGTTAAACGGCAAAATGCACCCTGTCAAATTTGGCATGGGCGCTCTCATTCAATACGAACGCAAAACGGGGCGATCCGCTATAGAGGACTTTCAAACGATGTCCGGCGGAGCGCCCCGATTGTCGGTGGTGGCAGACCTTATCTATGCGGGCATCACGTGCGGTTACAGGCAATTCAAGAAGTTGCCCGACTTCACGGAGGATGATCTTGCGGACTGGTTGGATAATGAATCCATAGCTGAAATGATGCAGATGTTTCAGGATTCATTCCCACAGACGGACGCGGGAAACGCGAACAGCCCGGCGAAGCCGACAAAGCAGAAACGGGCGTAAGAATCAATTGGCACGACCTGTTAAGGCAGGCAGCCAAAATAGGCATGGATGAGGAGGAGTTTTACCTGTCAACGCCAGCCTATTTCAAGTACCGACAGGAAGCGCATTTTGAGCAGTTCAAGAACGGATGGGAGCAGACGCGCTTTGTGGCCTACATCATGGCAAAGACGGTAGATTCAAAAAAGCAAATAAAGAAGCCTGCCGATTTGTTACCGTTTGCCTGGGACGCTCCGATTAAGTCACACCTGAAAACACGCTCACAGATGAACGACAAGGAGCGTGAAGAGTTTGACCAATTTGACCGCGATGCAGATGAAATCCTGAAAAAAACCAATCCCGAACTTTACGCCCGTTACATGGAGGCTAAACTAAACAAAGATGGCATCTAAAGCAGTAGCACTAAACGTCAGGCTGGGCGTAATTTTCGATGAAAAAACACTTGCAGCCACCGAAAAGGCGCTCCGGCGCTCTGGCGAAAAACTATCCCGCATAGGCTCTGACTTAACGCTGTCCTTGTCCGCTCCACTTGGTTTATTCGGTGGCGCTGCCATCAAGGCGGCCGGAGATTTGGAAAGCCTTACCCTTGCTCTACAGTCGCAGTTGGGAAGCGCGGAGAAGGCAGGGCAGGAGTTAGAGAAACTTCAGAAAATTGCAGAGAATCCAGGTTTAGGACTTGAGCAGGCGATCGGCGCTTCCATCCGATTGCAGGGCGTAGGAATTGCAGCCAATGACGCACGGGAGATCATCAAGCAACTCGGTAATGCCATTGCATCCACCGGAGGCACAGCACAGGAGTTTGATAATGTGACGCGGCAATTTACGCAGATGATTTCCAAAGGGCGTGTTCTTCAGGAGGACATCAGCGTCATATCGGAATCCATGCCCAATATTGCCCAACTGATGCAAAAAGCCTTTGGCACGCAATCAGTTGAGGGTATCAGAAATATGGGTATCGGAGCAAAGGAATTTGTTGCCGGCATCACAGCAGCAGCCGCCGAACTTCCACGTGTAAAGTCGGGTATTAAGAACAATATTGAAAACGCGATGGATGCGGTTAAAATCGCACTTGGTAAAGTGGGATTGGCCATTAACGATGCGTTTGACATTAAGGGCGGGCTTGAGAAGTTCGCAAAGTTCATCACGGATGCAGCAGCCGCGTTTAACAACTTGAGTGCTGGAGCAAAAACTGCCATTGCTTACATGGCCGGATTTTTGGTAGCCATCGGGCCAATTGCAAAGGTTATCGGATCAATCCAGGTGGTGCAGTCTTTTTTGGTTGGAACATGGAAGGCAATGCTTCCGTACCTGAAAGATACGGTTAAGTGGTTGCAACTTCAACGTGCAGCATTTACAGCACTTGCGCCTTCCACACAGGCATTTATTGCAATTGGACTTGCAGTAGCAGTTGCATCCATCGCAAACGAGTTCGGACTATTTAACCGCCAACTGACAGCAGCGGAAAAGTCCATGCAGATGGTGAACGACCTGACAGCACAGGCGAAGGCAGAAACAGCCGGAGAGCGCGCACAGGTTGAATCCCTTATCAAGATACTCGGAGATGAGAACGCGAAGCGAGAGGACAAGATAGAGGCGCTTAATGAACTGAAGTCAATCAATCCGGCATACTTCGGGCAATTGACAATTGAAAATGCTTCAGTAGAAAAACTGAAAGTAGCGTATGAGGGATACGCAGCAAGCATATTGAAGGCGGCATCAGCAAGAAGGGCAGAAACGGAGCTTGTAAACCTTGATGCAAAAAGAGAGCAACAGTTAAAAGCGGTTGAGGCGGCCCAAAGATCACTTGACAGAGCAAAACAAACCGAATCCCTCGGCGGGCTTGCTGTTTCGGCTCAATTATCAACAACGGAGGAAGGTAAGCTGAAGATACTCAAGGAGCAACTTGATGTTACAAATCAGCAAATAACCGACCTAAAAAAGATAGTTGATGGCAATGTAGCGGTTGAGATTTCAGAGAAGGCTAAAACAGCAGCGGAGGTAGCAGCAGCAGATGCAGTAAAAGCCGCAAATGAAAAGCGAAAGCAGGCATCAGAAGCGGCCATTGCAGCGGCAAACCGACTGAAAGATGTTTACAAAGAAGTCCAGGCAGATATTCAGGCTGAAAAGGACTATCAGAATGCACTTGGTGCGGAGGATATTGTACAGCAGGCAGAGACGATTGAGAAAGGACTGAAGCGCCTGATTGATGCCGGATTCAGCCCCACATCAGCAGAGGTTGAAAACCTTAAGGAGCAACTGAAAGGGCTGTATAGTGAATTTGGCACAATACCGACCATCCCGACACTACCAACGCCAACGGGCGTACAAAGTGAAGGCGCGGGAATACTGCCTGTTATATCGCAGGTTGACACAAAGCCGCTGGATGATTACTACACACGCATTTCAGAGATTACGCAAGGGCTGACAGAAGGCACGCTGAAGTTCGGAGAGGCATTCACAACCACCGCTGAACTGATTTCAGAGCAGGGCACGATGATTGAAAATACCGTGCTTGGTATTGCCAATGCGATGGCTCAAAGCGCATCCGAAGGCGCAACATCCATGCGCGAACTCGCACAGGCTGCAATATCAGCCGGACTGAAAATAATACGCTCATACATTCAGCAGGGCGTAGCAAGTGCCGTATCAAAGGCGCTGACATCTGTACCGTTCCCGTTCAATATTGCAGCAGGAGCAGCGGCCGGATCGGTGGCGAGTGTGCTATTTACAAACCTGATTTCAAAGATTGGCGTTAATGGATTTGCACGTGGTACTGCCTTTGCGCCCGGTGGTATGGCATTGGTCGGTGAAAAGGGGCCGGAACTTGTCAATATTCCGCGTGGTTCGCAGGTTGTATCCAATATGCGCACAAACCGACTACTTGAGGGTATGGGGCAATCGGGCGGCGTTATGCAGGGCGAGTTCACGGTCAGGGGTACAGATTTGGTATTGGTACTTGACAGGGCCAAAGCAAGACAATCAAGAGTGTTTTAATCAAAATCAAAAGACATGGCATTAAGGGTTTACGGCATCGGCAAATCACCATCAGGCGTTCAATACAACGCCGCGATATACGACATATCATATTCAGGTAGTGAATCTTCCTTTGACATTGCCAAAGGTGGCATCAAAATAGAATGGAGAGGCGACAATGACAATGACGTACACAGCCCTATATTAGGCTCCATTGCGTCAATTGATATGCTTATCCCGGTCACAAATACCACGCTGAATACCTTTGTGGATGACGTGCGAACATCCAAAGAGGGCAGGTTCCTGCTTGAAATTGAAATACAATCAGGCGCTAAGGTTTGGAGAGGCATTATAACTCCGGATGCCCTAAGTACAGAAACAGATGAAAGTCCGGTTTACAGGTGTTCGATAACCGCTGTTTGCGGGCTTGCTATGCTGAAAAAAGTACCGTATCTGAATGCGGGAGCGCTGTATTATGGCACGGACAGGCTGACAACCCACCTGGTAAATGCGCTTGGTAAATTGGCGCACGTTTCAACATTTTGGGGTACGGATGATGCGTTCTTGGAAACTTCGCTTGATTGGTGGGCAACAGGAATGACAGCCAACGATGCCAACGATCCGCTATACCTCGGGTATATAGACCATGCGGCATTTTACAACTTTGACAAAAACGGCTCTATTGACGATGATGTATTGTCGTGCTATGACGTGCTGAAATACATCTGCCTTTCATTCGGCGCACGCATTAGAATGCGCGATGCCGTTTATGTGGTGGAGCAGATTGACTACAGGGCGAACACGGCGTACAACTGGAGAAGTTACAAAAAATCAGGAGCGCAAAAGACATACGGCGCTTATTCGGGTGTGCTGAATGTCAATCAGACTAAAGCGAGTGCGGCAAAGTTGACGTATGTCACATACGACTATCAAACACAAACATCAAAGGCGAAGGCTGTATATGAAGTAAGGTTAAGGCGCAATTTTTGGCAAAACATCATTCTTCAGGAAGGGCAAACCTACAACTTCAATCAAACTATCAGCAGCCAATCAGGTTCGCTAACAACCCGCATACGTGGCACGTTTTTTATCACAATTGAAAACACGGGGTATTCGGGTAGCGCAAATGATATTATCATGCCTGAAATCAGTATGATAATCAAGGTTGGCAGCAACTATCTGAAGCGAGACATCACATACTCCAATTTCAGTATTTACTATTCAGATGCCGAATGGAGTCCGACAAGTACGAACAGGTTTAAGTTGGTTGCACCGGGGCAAACATTTGCCGGACTTGGTGAATCAATCACATTTATACAGTCATTTGATTTTATCACTCCATCATTGCCTAATGACGGACTTAGCAATCAGGTATCGGCGTTTATATCTGATATAAGGAAGAATGACGGCGTATCGGTTCCGCTAAGTGAATTTGGCATATCGTGGGATGCCGGAGGGCTTTATATGGAGGTATTTGACGCAGGCACGCCGAATGTGCAGGAGGATGAGGTACTGTATGAATCCGACAATCCGGACGAGGGAACTGATATTTGGGAAACAAGACTGCGTGTAGGCTCCGGAAGCCTTAACTACCTGGGCGCTGTACTCAATTCAAACGCAACGGTATCTTATTCAGATTGGGGGCAGGGTTCAGGAACAAGAAATAAGGCGCTCGGTGCTTTGCTGACAAAGCGGGTGCAGGATGGCAGGTTGCGTGTTAAAAAGCGCCTCAATGGTCAATTGTACGGAGATCAATGTAACAGCGTTAGAAAGCTGTTAAGCACTTCAGATGGCATTGATTGGCTGGATATGCGCGTGGTATGGTCACCGACAGAGAACATCATAGATGGCACGTGGTTGGAAATGGACTACGGCACCACATCGGATGTAAAAACACCCGTCAAAGTTAAAATTCTGTCCGGTGGCACGAATAATCCGACCGTAATCAATCCCACATCAACAAGCCCCACCACAGGCGGTAATTCGCCTTTTATGGCCAATCCGCCGGGGGCAATACTGAATCCGCTGTCATTCAACAGCCTGAATACAGCCATAACCAAAGGCGCAACTGTCACATCTATCTCGGTGGGTACAGCGCTTGCCGGCAACGAATTTGCAGCCGGAGACAAAGTTAAAATTGTCAATCCGGTCACAGGCCAATTTCAGACGTTTACGGTGGCATCAGCGCCATCGGCCGGAGCGACTGCAATATCAGTCAACAGCGCAACGGCCGCTTTTGACATACCGCAAAACGCGGGCTTGTTTGTGCAATTGACACCACAGGCAGGAGGCGGTGGCGTGGCTGATGGTGACAAGGGAGATATTACGGTCAGTTCATCGGGTACTGTTTGGACGATTGACAGCAATGTAGTGAGCAATGCGAAGTTAAGGACAAGTGCCGGATTGTCTGTTATTGGAAGGTCTAATACAACAACAGGAAACGTAGCAGACATAACAAGTTCATCAATTGGTCAGGTACTAATAAATGCAGGTACATTAGCATTTTCAACGCTTTCTCCAAGTAGTTTTAATGATAATTCAATATCACCATCAAGACTACTGAATAGTGCTCCATCATTAATAGGAAGAGTTACTGCGGGTAGTGGAAGTATGTCAAATCTTTCAAAAACTCAAGTATATTCATTTTTGGGTATTACTGGAGCTACGGATAGAATACCAATATTTACCGCAGCAGAAACAATATCAACAGATGCAGACCTGACTTATGCAAGCGACAGGTTAGGCGCAAAAATGTATATCAACTCAGGTAGTGACCTATATACTACCGTGACATTTGGAACAGGAGCCGGAACATCACCAACACTAACGGATATTTCAGGAGGATGCAATTTTGTAAGGGTTAAATTCACGACCGGAACAAGTCCATCAGCATCAGCAGATGTTTTTCAGATAACATTACCTGTGGCGTTTTTGAATGAGCAATGTCCGGTTCTGTCGGCTTATAACGCCAACGCAGCAGGGCAAATGACAAATTTTTACACAGACCCGACAACCACTACAATCACGCTAAAAATAACGACAGCGCTATCGGCATCAACTGCTTATGATATTGGCTTTGTTATTTTTGGCAGATAAACAACACATCAACCATGAAATATAAACACATCATCTTATTTGCCGCACTTGCGCTGATTACAACAGCATCAAGCGCCCAAATACAATTTACAGCCGGAATCAATTACGAATCCGGCGTGCCATCGGGCGCACCATCATCAACGGGTTCACGCCTTCGGGTTGACCTTGCATCTGGGCGCGTCTACCAATGGAGCGCGGCAAACACCACATGGCGCACGCTCGGTCAAGGCATTGACATTGTAGCCGGATGTGCTGCACCTGCCTACACGCCCGGTTACGCTCAATCCGTGTTTGCGGTAAATGGCTGCTCCACACCCGAACTGTACTATTACAACGGCACGCAATGGAAGCAGGTTGCAGGCGGTGGTGGCGGTGGTGCTACATACTACGCAGGTACGGGTATTGACATTGACGCAAACGACACTATCAGTATTGACACGGTGCCACGCCTGATATTCTATTCAAATCAAACCTATTCCGGTGGCGTGGGTGCAATGCGGTGGAATAGTGACGATGGCACACTTGACCTGGGCCTGAAGGGCGGTAATGTAACACTTCAATTAGGGCAGGAGCTTGTGCAGCCTGTAAAGCACGCTACAAACGGCGGGCTTGATAATGGTAAGGTCGTGTACATTACAGGCTCTACAGGCGACAATAAAACGGTTTTATACGCCCGCGCAAACAATGAAGCGACAAGCTCCAAAACGCTCGGCGTAATGACTGAAACTGTCACAGGTGGAAACAAAGGCTTTTGTACGACATTCGGACTTGTGCGTAACATCAACACGTCAAACCTGACAGAAGGCGGCGCTGTGTGGTTATCAAAGGATACAGCCGGAGCAATGACAGCCGTAAGGCCCGAAGCGCCGAACCACGGCGTGTTCATCGGCTTTTGCGTTAGAAAGCACGCATCAACAGGGGTTATCTTTGTGAATGTGCAAAATGGCTACGAACTGAATGAACTGCACAACGTGTACGCACCATCGCCGACCAATGGCCAGGTGCTTACCTATGTGTCCGGCAATTCACGATGGGAGGCGGCAACAGTAGCAGATCAGAGCGCGACCAATGAACTGCAAACGCTATCGGTGGCTACCAATACCGCTACGCTATCCAATTCAGGCGGTTCAGTAACCATCGCGGGCGGTGGCATCAACAGCGCATCAACAGCCGGAAGCACGATAACCGTCACAGGCACGGAGGTTGACGGCTCTGTAACCAACGAAATACAAACCATTGACACGTTCAGTCTTTCAGGGCAAACCTTACGCGCATCACTATCAAACGACAACCAGGCGGCAAAAACCGTGACGCTTCCGGTGGTGGGGATTACGGCGGGGACGAATGTGACGGTGAGTGAATCATCGGGCGTGTACACAATTAATTCGTCCGGAGGTGGCGGTGGTGGCATCACATCACTAAATGGCCTGACCGCCTCCACACAAACATTTGCGACAGGAACGGCAGGTTCTGATTTTAATATATCATCTGCCACCTCAACGCATACGTTCAACCTGCCTACGGCCAGCGCAACAAACAGGGGGGCGTTAAGTAGTGCGGATTGGACTACGTTTAACAACAAAGTCGGAGGCAGCGGAACGGCTACCCGTGTTGCATTTTGGAGTGCAGGTAGTACGTTGTCAAGTAACGCAAATTTGTTTTGGGACAATACAAATAGCAGGCTTGGTATTGGCACTTCTTCTCCTGGCTCTTGCTTACAACTAATACCAACAGTTAATAATATTCCATATTTCCAAATATTAAGAAGTGGAACCCCATCTTCAGATGCTTTCTTTCAAATATCAACAAGCACAACAGGCATTTTTGCGCCTTTATTTTGGATGAAATCTAACGCTGGCGCCTCTGATGGTTATCAGGGAGGGTTTATAGTTGATTCAAAAAACGATGTGAATATACCTGTTTGTCAATTTATGGCCAGGTACGCAAATGGACTTGTTCCAACTGGGCCTTTATACGACTTTGCTAACTATGCTCCATCAGGAATACTTACCGGAAGGTCTGTATTCAGGATATGGGTAACAGGAAATGCAACAATACAGAATGGGAGTACATATACAGATGGCGGGTACAGACTTGATGTTAATGCTGGTGGTGCTGTATCTGCAACGAATGGGGCTCTTCGTCTTCGCGGGCCAGGAGCAACAACAAATACATGGTCTGCACAAATACATAATTCATCAGGAACAAACAACGCGCTTATGGTGCGCGATGATGGAATTGTAGCAATGGGTACGGCTTCCCCAAATTCATCCGCAAAACTTGATATAAGCAGTACCACACAGGGCGTACTATTCCCGCGTATGACTACCACTCAACGTGACGCAATATCATCACCCGCAAACGGGCTTGTTATCTATAACAGCAGCACCGACAAATTGCAAGTAAGGGCTGCAGGTGCTTGGGTGGACTTACATTGATTTGCACTAACTTTAAAATCAAAAAACATCACCATGAAAAATACAATCATCGTTTTTTTCTTCGCATTCATCACGACCGCACAGGCGCAAACCATCATTCAGGATTCATCCTGGCTCACTCAAACATCCGGAATCTACTTCGCCAATCGTCTGCAAACCTACGACAATGGCAATAGCGTGCTATCTGTAACGAAAGTCGGCGACACAACAGCAGTCGTACAGGGCGCAATAAATGTGTACAGAAGTCAGGCATCCACAATGGCATCAGATGCCATACTACTATCCGCAAACGGCGCGAAAATTCGTGAAATAATCCGGCAGGATGGACTACTTCAAACGCAGGTAGGAAAGTCGGCACTTAATCAAATAGCCATGCAGGTGGATACGTCAACTGTGGAGGGCAAATACTTTACCGCTTCCGGCTGGACTATCAAGGACGGTGCAGCAGCAGCCCAAAACATTGTATTCTCATTCAATCCAACTACAGGCGCATTCAGGTATAAAATCGGCTCTGAAACGGTGCGTTTGGCGTATTGCCTGGGTAATGTCACTCGGCTGGCTAATTATGGAACTACGGGGCGCGCATTGGACTTTTACCGCGCACCAAATGGCCGCTGGGTGACGATAGATTTGCAGCAGCAGATTATACCACCGCCTGCCATCATTCAAGCGCTTCGCAATTAACATGGTGTACTCGCTTCACATCGGGATTAACAAGTACAGCGTAAGTGAGTACGGCGAAGGCGCGAATTTGACGCAATGCGTGCGTGATGCGTATGCGCTTGCTGAAATTGCGCGCACGAAATTCAACTCAAGCAATGCGCGTGTACTTGCTGACGAATTTTGCACGCTTGCGAACATTAAGCACGAATTGACGAAATACGCGC